TTGCTTGATAATGTATTAGACGATTTACAACGAGTTACATTAAAGTATGGTTTATTTACTATACATACAGGCAAAGCAGTAAAAACACTCCCGGATGGCAGAAATGCACATCTAACACAACAACCATACACATGGTGGCAACCGAAAATTAAAGAACGATTTGACATAGTAAAAGAAGTTGCTATGGACAATGGTTATCTTGTATTTGTAAAACACAAATAAGGACAATAAATGGCATTTACTAATTACACTACATTCGTAGCGACTGTAGCAAATTATCTTGCACGAGATGATTTAAGCACAGCAATACCTGACTTTGTTGAGTTAGCACAAGAGCGTTTATCTCGTGATCTACGAGTGCAGGAGATGCTAAAAGTATCAACAGCAAGCACAACCGCAGGAGATCCAACTATATCTTTTCCTATTGATTTTTTAGAGTTAAGAGAGATTCATATAGACGGAACACCAGTCTATACATTAGACTATCAAACACCTGATAAATTTTTTAGAAATGAAAAGACACACTTATCCGGAGTTCCTGTTTATTTTACAATGCTAGGCAATGAATTTCAGTTTGCTCCAGTTCCTGATGGCACGCAAACAGTGCAAATCTTATATTACTCAAAACCTGATTTTATATCAGCAAGTAATGCAAGTAATGCGTATCTAGCGTATTTTCCTGATGCTTTACTATATGCAACATTAGCAGAAGCAGAACCATACTTAATGAATGATGAAAGAGTTCAGGTATGGGCAAGTTTATATGATCGAGCAATCGAAAATATTAGAAAAAATGACAAAGGCGCAACATTCTCAAGCGCAAGACTTAGCGTAACAACTTCATAAGGAATCTATTATGGCAGAAATGTCCAACTATTTAGAAGAAAAAATTATTAACTTAACATTAAGAGGTGAAGCATACACTGCACCACCTTCTGTATGGTTAGCGTTATATACAAGCAATCCAGGCGATGATGATACTGGCACAGAGTGCAGTGGTGGATCATATGAAAGAAAAGAGATTACATTTGGTGCGCCAACAGACGGAACAGCAACTAACTCTGCTGAAATTGAATATGATAGTGCCACAACAGACTGGGGAACAATATCTTATGTAGGTATTCGAGATGCTGAAACTGGTGGCAATTTACTTTATCATACCGCACTCACAGTTCCTAAACCAATTGCGGAAGGTGACATCTTTAAGGTGCAAGTAGATAATTTATCAGTAACGATTGCGTAAGGACACATAATGGCATTTATAGTAAAGGACAGAGTAAGAGAAACATCTGCAACTGTTGGCACGTCTGACCTTGTGCTTGATGGTGCTAGTGATGGTTATCAATCATTTAACAGTGGCATAGGTGATGGTAATACAACATTTTATGCTATCACTCTTGGTCTACAATTTGAAGTTGGTATCGGAACATACACACACTCTACAACAACTCTATCAAGAGATACTGTATTAGAATCATCAAATGCAGGAGCAAAAGTAGATTTTGCATTAGGTGATAAAAATGTATTCTGCACATATCCTGCGGAAAAAGCAGTCATTAGAGATCCTGATGATATTGTTAATATCCCTGAAGTATTAAAGTTTACTCCTATACCTCATCCTACTCATGCTGAAGGTAATATATTTTATGATGATGACCATAAAACATTAAATTATCAAAACGATATATCAGGAATTAATTTTGAGTTAGGCAATAATGAATACATTAGAGTATATAACAATACAGGAAGCACATTAGATAAAGGCAAACCTGTAACATTTACAGGCGTAAACTCAGGTATACCTACTGTTGCTTTATGTAACGCAACTCTTGAAAATAGGTATCAAGTAGACGGATTAGTGACAGAAGATATTGCAGATTCTTCTTATGGTTACATAACAATATCAGGAATTATTAGAGATATTGACACATCAGGATTGACAGCAGGACAAAGAACATTTGTAGGATTAACAGATGGTTCATTAACAAATACTGCACCTACATATCCAAATTATCCAATGTGCGTTGGTTACACAGTTATATCAGATGCAAGTACAGGTGAAATTGTTGTTATTCCACAAAACCATACAGTGCCAAACTTTAGAATTAGAAATAATTTATTTGTTGCTAATGATACAGTTATTGAGGGTAATTTAACAGTTCAAGGTTCGCAAACAATCGCTTCTTCTACTAACGTAGAAACAGGCGCACCATTTTGGTATCTAAACTCAGGTGATACTATTGGTGAAGCAAACACAACATTTACTGGAACAGGTAATGATGATGCTTATTTTACTGGTCACTACAATGGCACAACTGCTAGTAAAACATATTATGTAAAAATTGACGGAACAGGAACTCCTGATACATTCTCATGGTCATTAGATAACTTTTCAACAACAGAAGCAACAGGTGTAGCAATAACTGGTGCAGAACAAACATTAGATGATGGTATTAAAATATTATTTGCAACCACAACAGGTCACACATTAAATGATGTATGGTCAGGAACTGCATCACCAACGAATGTTGATACAGGGTTTTGGACTAACAGAAATACAGGTGGAGCAGGTGTTGGATACACACATTTAGGTTTATTCTTTGACTCTTCTGATGAAAAGTGGAAACTTGCAGATGAATACGACCCTGAACCTGAAGGAACAATTAATACTGCTGATGCTTCATATTCAACTGGAACATTAGTGGCAAATGTAGAAGGTAATTTAACAGGCAATGCTGATACAGTAACTAATGGGGTATATAGCACAGGTTCATATAATGATCCTTCATGGATTACTGGTTTGGCAGGTAGTAAAATATCAGGCAACATTACAGGTAATTCTGCTAACATTACTGCATACACTATCAATCAAAACTTAGGTTCAAGCAATTCACCTACATTTGTTACATTAAACGCTACAACAGTGGATTTAGGGGATTGGACAATAACTGAATCAGCAGGGGTATTGTATTTTGCAACAGGTGGAGTTAATAAAATGAAACTTGATGCTTCAGGAAACTTAACTACTGTTGGTAACGTAACTGCTTACGGAACTGTATAATGGCATTAAATAATACTGGTCAATTAAGTTTATCAGGCGGAACTGCCGGTGAATCTATAGGTGGTGAACTTGGTAAAGCATCTACTGCTACAGTCGGTTTAAATGATACTGATGTCCGAGGATTGTCAGGTCAAACAACCAATGAAGGCATCCATATTGTTCCTACTGATTTCTATGGCAAAGCAAACACCGCATTACTTGAATACCTGGTAGTTGCAGGTGGTGGCGGAGGTGGTGGTAACAGAGGTGGTGGCGGTGGAGCAGGTGGTATGCGCAACGGATCATACGAAGTTGCTAAATCAACATCTGCTAGTTACACAGTTACTGTTGGTTCAGGTGGCGCACAAGGTAATGGAAACGGAAGTCGTGGATCTCAAGGTGGAACTTCATCATTAGTTGGAACAGGTATTTCTATGAGCAACACTGGTGGTGGCGGAGGTGGCGCACCATATACTTCTGCTACAACAGGTGGTTCTGGTGGTGGTGGCACACATGCAGGTAATGGTAGTGGATTTGCAGGTGTTGCTGGACAAGGAAACAACGGTGGAAACGCTGCCAGTAATTCAGCAGGCGGTGGCGGTGGTAAAGGTTCAGTAGGTGGTAATAGTGGTGGTTCTGTCGGTGGCAATGGTGGGGCAGGTGATTCTTGGGTAGACGGCACATTTTACGCTAGTGGTGGAGGAGGTGGAGGATATGGTGGTCGAGGTGGTTATGTTTCAGCAGGTGGTGGTGGCAGAGGAAGAGGTTGGAATGGTGACCCATCATCAGCACAAGCAGGAACTAATGGATTAGGTGGTGGAGGTGGTGGTGGTTCAGGTGGCGGTGGTGCAAGAGGTGGTAATGGAACTGTCATTATCCGTTATGCAGGATCACAATTTGCCAATGGTGGGACTATAACTAACACAGGTGGATATACTTATCATACATTCAATTCTAGTGGAACATTTACTATTCCATAGTATAATAAGGAATGTATAAAGTTATTGAAAATTTATTACCTAAACCTTATTTTATAGAAATAAAAAATATTACTGAATCTTGTGATTTTGCTTGGTATTGGCAAGATGACCAAATCAATGGTTTTAAAAACAGTAATAATACATTCGGATTTGCTCACACATTATTTGGAAATAATAAAATAATGAGTGATGCGTTTCCGTTGATAAAACCGATTGTGCATATATTTGAAGATAAAACACAAATAAAAGTAAAAGACATATTTCGTATGCAAATTAATTTATTAACAAATACAAATTTGTATGATGAACAACAAGCAAACCATGTTGATATAGATATGCCTAACTTTAAAAGTTTTATATTATATTTAGATGATTCTGATGGTGATACAGTTATCAATAATGAACATCATGTAACACCAATGGATAATAAATGTGTGTATTTTGATTCAAATGTTATACATAGAGCAACACCTCCTAAAATTAAAAAAAGAAGAATGGTAATTAATACCATTGTAGAAATATGACGGAAAATTTTATATTACAAGAATTTTTACCTGATATAAGTGTATGTGACAGATTAATAGGATATTTTGAGAGTCATCCTGACAAAAAGCAAGGAATGAACGCCTATAGAGTTGATGATACTATCAAAAAATCTACTGATGTTTGGGTAACGGATCAATATAACCCTGTAATACAAGATTATTTAAGTCAATTAAAGCAGGTGTGTGATAAATACATTGAAAAATATCATTGGGTTAATGAGTATTCTGCATGGGGAATTACACAACCATTTAACATACAGCACTATAAACCAAATGAAGGTTTTTATGCTTGGCATACAGAAAGATCTGATACAAGACCTGATATATCATCTAGGCATTTAGTGTTTATGACATATTTAAATGATGTTGATGATGCAGGAGAAACAGAATTTTATTATCAAAAATTAAAAATAAAACCTCGCAAGGGATTAACTGTTATGTGGGGAACTGACTGGACATTTACTCATCGTGGTATTCCATCTCCAAGTCAAGATAAATACATTGTAACAGGTTGGTATAACTTTTTAGATTAATATGGCACATTACGCAAGAGTAGTTAATGGTTACGTCACAGATGTAATTGTTGCTGACGAATCATTTATAAATAATCTCCCAAAAGAATCAAATGTTAAATGGATTGAAACTTGTCCATGCACATTTGAAGGAAAATTAATTAATAATGATTGTGACTGCACAAAACCATTACGCATGAATTATGCAGGTGTTGGTGGAACATATAATGAAGAATTAGATGCTTTTATACCACCACAAGAATATCCTTCATGGATGTTTGATATAAATACTTGCACTTATATTCCAAGAATACCTAAACCTAATGATGGTCAATTTTGGGATTGGAATGAATCTAAATTATGTTGGGAGTTATTTGAATAATGTTTTTAGCACAACCATTTTCTTCAGCAGGGTTTTCTGCAATTGCTCCACGATTTGGTGCTACGTTTTTATCGTCACCTGAATTTACAGCATCTACTGCATTTGAGGTTAATTATTTAAGAGTAAGAAACATCACTCTTGATATTACCAACGAATCAGACGTTATTGCTTTTGGTGGATACTTAAAAACATTTTCGCCATCTGTAGAGGTGAGTGTTGAAACATCTGCTTTACCAAACGCTATATATAGACCTACAGTTTTTGTTAATAGCAATGCTACTATTACTGTTAATGGATATTTAATAGGCGAAGAATGGTCTGACACAACATTTAATGCTCATTCATGGACTGATGTAACATCAGGTAATGATTCATGGATTGAGAAAAGTGTAACAACAAACACATGGAACAAAAAGGGATAAAACATGGCAAAAACTAAGATTAGTCAATATGATGTAGTTGCTTCTAACAATACGGATGTAGATGGTGTTAATTTGGCAGAAGGGTGTTCTCCATCCGGTATTAACAATGCTATTCGTGAAATTATGGCACATCTTAAAGACTTCCAAGCAGGTCTATCAGGTGATACATTGCCAGTAGCATCAGGCGGAACAGGTTCTACTACAGCAGGTGGTGCAAGAACTGCATTAGGTTCAGCATCATCAGGTGCTAACAGTGATATTACATCTATCACAGGTCTTACAACTGCATTATCAGTTGCTCAAGGCGGAACAGGTGCAACATCTATTACTGCTAATAGCGTAGTTTTAGGTAATGGCACTGGTACTGTTCAGGAAGTTGCTCCTGGTGCTTCAGGTAATGCTTTAGTATCAAATGGAACAACTTGGCAAAGCACTATATTAGAAACAATCCCCGCAGGTGCAGTTCAATATTTTGCAATGAATACTGCTCCAACAGGTTGGTTAAAAGCAAATGGTCAAGCAGTGTCAAGAACAACCTATGCAACATTATTTAGTGCAATCGGAACTACATTTGGTTCAGGTGATGGTTCAACAACATTTAATGTGCCTGATTTAAGAGGTGAGTTTTTAAGAGGTTGGGACGATAGCAGAGGTATTGATTCAGGTCGAGCATTTGGTTCATGGCAAACACAAAATACTAATAAAGAAGAAATTAGTATGACTACAGGTTCTAACGGCAGTTCACCGATTACAGCACCAAATGAAGATGGTTCAACATACAGCGCATGGTTGACATCAGGACGTAATGATGGTGGTTCAAGAGCAATTAGATTAAGAATGGATAACACAGAAACAAGACCTCGTAACTTTGCTTTATTAGCGTGTATCAAATCATAAGGATATTTAATGGCAACTAGAGTCAATTTTGAAGAATGGTTACCTGACCAACCATCTGTTGTATCATTAAGAGATGCTAAAAATGTTTATCCAACTGGTGTTGGATATGCTCCATTTAATAATGATGAGACATTTTCAGGCACTGCTAGTGAAAACTTAAACTCTGTATTTGGTGGCAAATATGGAGATGAAGTAATTATTTTTGCAGGCGGTGCAACAACATTAAATAAATTAGATGCTACTGATTTATCTTTGAATGACGTATCTAAAGTTGGTGGATATTCAGGGGGTAAATGGCAATTTTTGCAATTTGGTGGTGTCGTTATCTGTGCTAATAATGCAAATAAATTACAATCATGGACTATTGGAACATCTACAGTATTTGCAGATTTAGATGCTAATGCACCAGTTGCTAAGTATGTTACTGCTGTTAGAGATTTTGTTTTTACTGGGTATCTTGATGGTGGAACAAATCCTAATAAAGTTCAATGGTCTGATATTAACTCGGAGACAACATGGGTCTCAGGAACTACAAGTCAGTCTGATTTTCAGATACTGCCTGATTCGGGCAACATAACTGGTTTGTCAGGTGGAGAGTTTGGTCTTATATTCTGTGAGAAGGGTATATATAGGGCAACATACGCAGGGACTCCGCTTGTATTCCAATTCGACCTTATATCTCGTGGACTAGGATGCTTGGAAGGTAATAGTATTGCGCAGTATGGTGCTACATCATTCTTTTTATCTGATGATGGATTTTATAAATGCGATGGACAAACAGTTACAGGCATTGGAACAGAGAAAGTAGATAGATACTTTTTTGACGATGCGGACTTAAATGATATTAATACAATGTCATCTGCAATTGATCCAATTAAAAAGTTAGTTGTATGGAACTACCCTAATGTAGATGGTGGTCGAAGTATGTTAGTGTATAACTGGCAACTAGACAGATGGTCAAGAGTATTAACTAATGTTGATGGATTAGGCGGTATTACTACAACTGGATACACATTAGAAGCATTAGACGTTGTATTAGGATATACCAATATAGACACATTGCCTGCATCATTAGATAGTAGATTATGGGTTGGTGGTAAATTCTTATTTGCCGGTTATAAAGATGATAGTATTGTTACTTTTACAGGAACAACATATGGATCTGAATTGGTTACTAACGACATTGAACTGGGTTACAATTCTGTTGTTACCTTAGTTAGACCTCAAATTGATAACGGATCTGCAACTATCAAAATTGCATCTCGTAAAGAGTTAAATGACAATGTATCTTTTGGGTCGTCATTAACTACATCATCCGAAGGTCGAGCAAGTGCAAGAAGTGCAGGAAGATACCATAGATTTTTAGTAACACCTACTGGTAACTGGACAAACGCTATTTCTATAGATGTGGATGTAAAACCACAAGGTAACCGATAATGCAGTTTCGTAGATTACAACCACAGTATGCAGATACTCGTGAAATTGCTGAAGTAACTAATCTTATCTTAAATGGTAAGACAAACAATACTGGCACAATTACATTAGAAACGGGCGGTGCAACCACAACCACAATTTACAATGAGCGTATCAGTCCTG